GGCTCAAGATTTGGGAGGCCGTCAACACGCCGATTTTTCTACCTTAGATCGGCTCAAGATTTGGGAGGCCGTCAACATCAGCGACTTTTTTGTGACCCGACGCGTCTTGTTCCTGAGTACCTCGACCAAGCTAGATCCGCTGGCTAAGTGTTGCTTCTGCATCTCCGGCAACAAGTAGTGTCGATAGTAGGCCCCCACATCGTACGCGCCAGCAAGCCGAACTATGGACTTTGGAACAAGGACAAGGCTTTCGCCTTTCGGCATAGGAAGTTCGACATGACGCGCCACCCAATTTTCAGACCGCATATCCCAACAAGGCCCGGATGAAACACCACGAGCCAAAGGAATTCCGTAGTACCGACACATGTCTTGTGTGTACTGAATCAGTGGCGCGCGGATGATGTTACAAACGGCATCGGAAATCATATCTGCACCGACGCCGTCGATCAGAAGCGCAGTGTCTTCGAGGTCCGATAGAATCCCAGACCTGGCGGCTTTGCTAGTCAGTAGCGAATTCCATACGGATCCGGCGGAGCCTTTGCCGAAAGCATGGCCACGTGATTTTCCAGACGAATAGCCAAGATGGAAGTCGTTCCTTTCGTTCAAAGATCCCAGCAGGGAAACGGCTCTGCCTCGATCCCCTTTCTTCACTGCTCTCAGGACATTCGCAAAGAAATTCTGTAGTAAAGCTACGCACTCGTTCGACCACTGGGTGTCTAGAGCCCGTATTGCTGTAGGTTCAACAAAGACTGGAAGATCGGTGTCAAGTGGAACATCCACAAAATCAAGCTCCGCCTGCTTCCTTTTTAGCTTGTATTGCTGAGATACGCGCATCCTGATCCCCGTTTTGGCTTCACTGCCGACAGAAATCTACCTGATCATGCGTAGGTGCGCTACCGAGCCAAACCAACCCCGCACGACCAAGCGTCGCATTTCGTATGCGTTTGGCGAGCTGCTGCGTATCCTTTCGGATCAGTGTTTTGGCCAGTTGGTGCGAATAGGGAAGGCGGTGGTAAGCCGGGAGCCGTTCGGGTAAGTGCCTATGTGCAGAATCCAAGGTAGGCTACAAAGCGTTGGTGATTCACCTCGTAGATGATTGTCATTTTTTTAGATCTTGACGGAAGGAATGCGTTTTATGCGAATGGAAGGACTGGCGCGGATGCACGCCAGCATGTTGCAAGTCGGACTCACCCGCGCCAAGTTCCGGCTGCGCCATAACCATTTGATCTTTGCCGGGCTGTTCATGGCCGACGTTAGACCATACGAACTTGCATTGGCCTGCCTTGGACACGATTTCGTGCTGATCTTCGATGTCAGCACCTCGTACGAGGTGAGCGCCTATTTGGGCGATCATTATGGTGCGCTGGCCAAAGCTCTCGGCACGGGGAGCGACAGCGGCAACCCGCTAAGCTCCAGCGATTTCCTGCGGGAGATCGATAACGCTCTGCCACGCACGGTCGCTCTCAGTGACCGCCCCTCCTCGGTCGATGTAGTGCATGTTTATCGAGACGTAGAGGAGGCCGACAAGGTGTATCTGTGCGGCTGGCGCGACAATACATTGCGTAAAGAACATGTCAGCGATAGCAATCTGGCCAAGACTCGACGCATGATCGACCAGGCCGCTCACGACTTCTGTAAACGCCATAACCACAGCACCTGCTGGACCAACGATCCAAGTCGCGCCATCGCCATGACGTTGCCGACGCTGTAGCTGTAACCTAGCGAACTGTTCGCCCATAGCAGACAGTTCGCGTCAGGTATGTGCAGGGCCGATGGGTGGTTAAGCTATTAAGCAGGTTAGTTGCACGCGGCAAACTGGGAAACTGCGCGTAAGCCAATGTCGGGTGTGGTGTGGTAAGAGTTGATTGTCCGGCGTGAGGAAGCGATGTCCTCCTTCGACGATTGCATCATGTCGTCGGGGGGCGCTAGAAGAATGAGTCGAAGAACAAAGCGTTGCGTGTCAAGTCAAGGGGTCGTTCCTGACGTATGATTTTCGCAGTGAATAAGCGATCTCGCTAAATGACGAAAAAGACTGGCCTATCCCACGCTGAGAAGCTAATTCGAGAAATTGATCCAAACGTTCTGGGTCAACACGCCCAAGATCTCGCATTGGTTTGGGACGAAGTTGTACACCAGATCGTGCTATCAATGTTGGACGATCCAAACGGAATTCACCAGCACTCACTTCACATCAATGTCCGGGGGGAAATGGTTCTCTATCTTGCACAGTTGACGTTGGAGATCACTGTAAAGGTGGTGAATGACCGAGTCGCGTCCAGGGAAATCTACAAAATAGATCCGAGGTCAGAGCGTGCAGAGTGTTTCAGTCTTGAAGGCATCGCGAAGATCCGGACAACTGCTCAAATTTATCGCGAGCATGTTTGGAACAAGAGGTTGGAGGTCCGATGGTTGCCGAAGTCAAAGCGGGCAATAGAAAACGAAATCCGGCCGCGCAAACAAAAATCGCTCGTAGCTAAGCCCGTTCTAACTCAGCACTACATTAGTCGTTGGTTGATTCGGGATCACTGGGCGCAGAGGGACAAGGCTATTCGGTGGAGAAAGTGTGCACAGGGATGGCGTAGAGGTACGATCAGTTTCGGATCATGGGGGCATAGTAGGCGTCTTTGGAGCGATAAGCTTGAGGCCTACTTCGGATTGCTTGAGGGGGATGCGAAACGACCAATTGATATGCTCCTTCGCGTTGAACCTCTCAATCCACTGCAGCAGAATTCTTTTGTTGCGTTTATTGTCATTCACATCCTGAGGAACCCTTCGTACCTCGAGAAGTTGCAAATCGCGACCCAGTCGGAAGTTGATGCATGGGCTGCGTCATCCGGAATGTCCGATTGCGAGGCTGCATCAAAGGCATTTGAAGGGGTTTTTTCAAATGACGAAATCTATCGGCTCTATGCAGCTCCGCTGCTTGAAAGCCGTTGGGCAATCGTTTCGGCGATAGGCCCTTCTTTCGTGATGCCAGATTCCTTCTGTGTGATGGGAATGACTGGTGCTGGCCTAAGATTCATCGTGCCGATATCACCTTTTAAGTGCTTCGTTACACTTCCACTTACAGAGATTGAAAAGTGCATCGTTCCCCTCCAGTGTGTTGCAGACGAGAAGTTGGCGGCGGAAATCGGCGCGCAGCTTGCACGGAGCGCAAAGAATGGCTTCCTTTCTCATCCTGAATTTTGTCATGCACCTCCGGAACCCGCTCTGTCGTTTGAAGATGTTCTGATGAGTATCCAAAAGACTATTCTCAACAAAGACGGGGCCGAACACGTACCACTAGATAAGACGCAGACATCTCACTCTCGGAAGCAGACTTGAGTCGGTTTTGGATCGATTCTCATGCATGCCCTCGCGATGAGGCGCGAAGTAATCAATGCCAATGACGCTCGTTGATGTTTCGGCTGCATGCCAAGCACTTCCGATAAGCGCCATACCTACCGCCACGCTCTCGACCCAGCAGCCCGCCGCATTCGCAAACATCGGTGCTTTCGCCTTGGTTCCAGCGCCATAGCCGGAAGCTGGTGATCAACGTCCACAGCGCTCCCACGCCGAAGCCGATCAGTGGTAACCATTTAGCCGCTTGGTACACGCCTGCAAGCAATGCAGACTGCCGAATGCCTTCGATAGCGAAAGTTGCCAGCATCGATGCGGCCAATAGCCCCAAGGCCGGTGCGTACATCCGTGCTGCCATCACACTCCAACGATCCAAAGTTTTGCTCATTTAGTTGATGCTGTGATCGTCCGTTGTAGTTGTCGCGCTGGATGAGACATTGGTTGTGCCTAAGATTTAGCCTCGGGTATAAAACCAGCCTGATTGGAGTGCCTCATATCCCGGAAGTCGCCGCAGTTCTGGGCTCTTATCGATTCTTTGTGGTATCCACAGATGCACACCGGTAGACAACCAACATGTGATTGTAGCAAGTGAAACTCCTCTGGATTTTGATCAATTTAGTGAATGTTGAGAAATTGCCGATACGCAATGTGAACGGACCAAGTGATATTTTCTTGGAGGTTTTCATTGCTACGAAACAGATCCGGGTCGTCCGAGTAATGAGTGAATCTCTTTCCGTCGCTGTGAATTCTGGATATCAAACCTATTTTATAAGAAAACTCTCCGAGATCAGTTGGTGAGACGTATTTTTTTCCGTCGATCTCTGGGATTGAATCCATTACGCGCCCGCGAATAAAGTTCTGCTCGAACATATTCTCAAGGCTCGATCGCGTATAGGTCCTGCCGTTCGCTCTAAATGAATCAATCAACTTGTCAAGTTCGCCAAACTGATGTTGATGCTCTTTTATGAGATCGTTTTTCCTATTCTGTCCGTACTTATCAAGTATTTGATTCGTGTGCTCAAGATCGATCTTCTTATTGTGCGGGCTATTTTTCTTCGACTGAGTCGCGGACATTCTGCAGAGCTGCCCCATCCAGCGCGGTCTCTTGTTGGAAAAAGAATAAATCGCGTCAAATATTGATGCGTTGTCGTCGTTGCGCCACTTAATTGGAGTATTGAAGACGAGGCTAAATAGCTGATTGTAGTCCCTGCTAATTTGCAGTTTTGCTTCCTTTGAATCTGGATGTTTTCGCTGTAGATATGAAAGTATGCGATTTGCGAGCATGTCTCGGAGCTGTCGTTTTGTCCAGAAAATTTCTACTATGTACTGCTCCCACTTATCAAGATCTTCCAAGTGTCGTAGATTTGCCCAAACATCTGATCTCACGCTAGCGCGTATATTCAGGTTATCGATGTCGAATGATAGAGATCTTATGGCGCTGAAGAATGACCCTACTCTGGATTGATACTCTTCGGTATCCCTATACTTCGCATCAATGTCGTCAATTAGCACCCATACGCTTGAGTCCTCGTGCTTCCTTTGGTAATTCTCAAGCAATGCCTCCATGTTGTCAGGGAGTGAGTTTCTGAGCTCTACGTTTGCCAGTGGAATCTTACCTCTGATTCTTGAGATCAAGCCCCCGACGATGTTCTTACTTTTCAATCCTTCGATCTCTGACATTTCGACCATCGACATTTCATCGCTAGTGAATGCAAATCCAATAGATTCGCCGATCTCCAGAATTATTTTCTTGCAGATAATCTGCTTCCAGTAGTTCTCCAGATATGCTTGGTCTTGCTCTTGGAAGTTGCCGAGGCCAAGGAGGGAGTTGCCCGTCACTCTAATGACAATAGCTTCGTTGTTCTCCTTTAGCTTGTAGGTCATTTTTGAAATCATTGCTGATTTCCCCATCCCCTTTCTTGCGCTTACTACATTGAGTCGTACTGTCTGGTCAAAGAAGTCTTCGAAGTCAGGGTTTTCTATGTAATAGGAGTTAAGTACTTCAATATTTTCATCTTCGCCAGCATCGTTGCCAAACAGTTCTTTGTCCTTAATATCTATGTAGATCATTCCTGTCACTGTCCGTATTTGATAAGGAGGCTTGGTGGTTACTAAGTCACTGAGCGGGTGATTTTTAATAGTCCAGCGTACTTGTGAAAACTAACATCGGTCTGGGTGTGAGCGTGGAGCTCGGCTCTTTCTTCTAAATGGATTGAAAGAGGGTAACCTTTTGCTTTGTCTCGGGCTCCTAAGCTCGTCAATTGCTAGCATGTTCTGCCTCATGCAGCTCGGAAGTGCGGACGATACTGTAGCCGTCCTTGTTGTACAGGCCCTCGGTGTCTCGATCCAAAGATCGCATGCGTACGGACCAGCCCTTCTGCATCACGTGCCGGTACACATCTTCTACATCGTCCAGCTGCAATTGGTTAACCACGCGATTTGCACCGGTGCGTGGCTCAGCGACACGAAAAGCCAAATGGCCGGTACGACTGTTGCGTAACTTGTAGGGATACAGGCGAACACCCGAGGAGTGTTCAAACCAGAAGCGGGTGCTGATGCGTTCGTCCATGACATTCATCGGAATGCTGTGCTGTGTTCGAGTATCGCCGGAACAGATCGATTTCGGAAGCTAGGGGCGAGTTGTTGCAAGATGATCGTAAGAGCGGGTCGTTTTGCCGCAGCTATAAAGCCAAACTCGCCCTGGCACTTCATACATACCCCGCAATCCGCACTGTTACAGGCATCCGGCAAACCACCGCCGCCCACATGTCGCGCGCTGCAGACATCTAGCATGCGTTTGGCTTGGGCTTTACACGGGCAAAAGCACTCAAACAGCCGCTTGGCGACGATGATTGGCATGCTCCCGGAGTCACCTGGGCGTGCCGTGTGGTGATCTGCATGCGTAACGGTGTCGCTTTGGTGTGCGTCTTACGACCTTGCAGGAGTGTGGGCGCTGGATGTCGCCTGCAATGTGACTTTGGATTGCCGCTGCAGAACCCGGTGTAGTCATGCCGTCATCGATATGGAGTGACGGAAGAGGTGCCAGGTTGCAGGCAAAAAACCGCGCGTAAATCCGGCAAGACATCGATGGTGTTACTTGCAGCGATTCCGCATGTATAAGGTCAGATCGTCGAAAAGCTTCATACGTGGACAAGCGTCCGTAGGAATGACGGAATTGCCTGAGTATTCCGCGACAACAAGCATATTGAATGCCGCGAGGAGCTTGCCAGAGGCTCGCTGTGCGCACCGCAGGTGCGTGCAGCATAACCCCCGCCTGAATGGTTAAGGCTAGCCTTGTGGCGCCGTAGGGAGGGCTTTAGTTGGAGGGGGATTTTATGGTAGGTTTTTTGTCTCTCAAACTCTCCGGAATGAAATCCATTGCGCGTCCCGAAGGGCGCGCAACAGAGCCGAGGAGCGAGGGCCGAAGGCCCGAAGTGACGTTGGCTGTATCTGGTTAGCTCCGTTGGTGGGGATGTCACGTTTTCCTACTATATTTATACCGCTTAAAAGCTTTTTATATATGGAAAACGTGACACCCTGACCCTTAAGAGTCAGGGCGTCTTACCCTCCAGAATACTACTCAGGCTTTTCGTCCCCGGAAGCCTTCGCTGCCTTTTTCGCTTTCTTTGCATCACGGCGTTCCTTGGCCCGTTCCCGCTTCCGTTTGGCTTTGGGATCTCCTGCTTCCCGCAAGATCCGGGCCTGTTCTTGGTCAGTCATGGTACTGCCGCTACGCTCACGCTGCCGTTGCTTGCGGTGACGCGCCGCATCAGTTTTGCTTTGCGCCGGGGCGTCCAATACACCATAACGAGCCAGCACTTCAGCATCCACCAAACTGGCTCGCTCGACACACGCCCCCTTGGCGGGGCACTGCATGCAAGTTGGGTGCGCGTCGCAGTAAAGCCCAAGGCATGCAGGTGTAGTCGGCTGTGGTGATGCCAGAATTTCCGGCGAGACGGTCATCCCGATTCGCTCAGCTTGCGCTGCTTCAACCAGCTCCGTACCAAAACGCCGAGTTGCTTCCTCGGCCGAGATGACTTGGCGAAACTTCATGTATCGGGCCAGTCGACCTGCACGTCGCGCGGGCCCCAAGGCATTGATCTCTGCTTCGATCATGTTCAGCGCCGCAAGCTGCTGGGAATGACCAACGTAATTGACAGCATAGAAGCGAGGATCGAGTCCGGCCTCAAACGGATCAAGACGCCCAGCTGCTTTAAGCTCGTCGTACTTTTCAATGACCATCTGGAACTTCTCGTCATCACAGAGTTGGTTCAACTGTGGGACTTGCTCAGTTCCTTGGGCATCGGCGTGGTCAAGGAACACCAGGACGAATTGGTCGTAAGGCATCCCCATGACATCAGCACGTTGACGAGCACGCCACGCGCTGGTGAACTGACGAGCGCTCAGTTGACTGATCCGCTTGGCCTTTTGGTATGGGGGGCGCCCGGTGCGCTTCTCAAAGCGATTGACATAGTGCGCACGATAGGCGGCATAGAATGCCTCGGTCCTCTCGTATGGCGTCATGTAGCGATAGCGAAGAAACGCCGTATTGTCCAACTCAATCTCTTCGCGGAAGTCCTCCGCCGTGAGGCGTTCACGGGCTTGTACGAGCTGCTCGATATGCAGGGCATCGGGGTCGGCATTCCTGGCTGCTGCCATTTGTTGGGCGCGATTAAACGCCTCCATGCTGTTTTTCATGGCTTCTGATTCTCTGAATTAAATTTGATGATGTCGGCTGCTATTGCGAAGCCTGGAGGCTGCGAGTGACTGACCAGGAGTTGGGACGTATAGCCGCGCTTGACACGGAGGGCGCCCAATCCGTGCGTTACGCTAACTGCCGTTGTTGCTTATTCTTCAGTGGAGCCAAGGTCAGCGCTATTGCCTGACGCAGCATCCATCTCCGCGTTTGCACGACGCCCAGCCAGAACCTCCGCGTCGTAGCGCTCCATGACATGCAACAGCACGCCAGAAGTCATCAGCATCGTGGGGCGAATGCGCTTCTTGCCGTTCTTCTGCAGCCACTGGACCGCTTCGTCCACATAGATGGGATGCGGAATGCCGGTCTTGTCGATCATCTGGCGTGCAACCCAAAGCGACTGAAACGTCGATTCGTCGCACACACGCAGGTCGTAACGGTTGGTTTTGTCATTGAGGCGCAGTGCGAGTGCCTTGCCAAGTGCCGCCGTAGCTTCGAAGTCTGTCATGTCGCGCCACTCGAACGAGCGATTGGAGCGGCATGCGTCGTCCGTCGCGATCATTTCATTGCCAACGATCTCTGATGCGATCTTCGCCTGAGTGGCGATCAGCTCATCAGATCCCTTGGCAGCCGCTGCGAAAAGTTCAATCGCACGATTGCTATTGTTGTTCATCGTTAATCCTTGTTGTTTCGCGAAGACCCGAATTGGCCTCCGTCGAAGCAAATATTGCCCGGTAGAAAAATGGCATACTGTTTGAACTCAAACGGTTAACCATCTTTATTGCCGCCTATGTCCGACTTGCCATATCCCGAGTTCCAAGCCCTGCTGGTCATGCAGAATCGTCTGCTTCGCGACCTTGAGCCGCGCATGCGCCGTTACGGCCTATCCAGCACCGGCTTTTTGGCTTTGTTGGCAATCGGAGAGAACACTGGCACTGGGAACTACCCGCTTACGCGTGCTGAACTCACGCGCAGGATTGGCGTAACTCCAGGCTCAATGAGCGTGCTGATGGCACGGATGATCAAGATGGGCTGGGTTTCAGAAACCCGATTGGATGACAGGTCGGCCGGACTTGCGATCAGTACCAAAGGTCGATCAGTGCTGCACGGTGGGATGGTCGCTTGGGACGATGCCTTTGCCGCACTGGATGACGCGCTGTCGGCCACGATGAAATCTAACTTGATCCGGGTCATTACGAAGGTCAACTTGACCAACGAAATTCGGGAGCGCGAAGCGCAACAAGATCGCTATCTCGGAACGCTTTGCAAGCACAAGACGGTGAGTCAGGTCAAAGATGAGCTACGAGTGCGTCGCGGTGCTGCTCGTACCAAGTTGCATGCCTTGGATGAATCGTGACGGCTGTATGGAGTTGTCCGTCCCGACGTTCCACTTCGCCTGCAACGGATAGCGGTCCCGGCGTACCGTCTAGGACTTCCATCTTGGATGTGGATCACCCGCGTTCGCGCGCTGCAAACGCACATCGCCCCAGGGCTCGCCAGTGCGTACCTGGTTGGCTCCGCGTCATGCAGCTACGTGCGTAGCAGCAGTACGACAGGCGAAGCACCAAGAGCTGCACAGCCAGTCTGGCGTGCGTTGAAAAGCGACGGTGTGTGCGATTGCAATCGGTGGAGTCAGAACATGCGTGCAATGCCGAATCGGTTGCATTCGAACGACGCAAAGAATGCGCATCGCACTGAAACGCACCAGCGTGCTTGTGGGGCACACTTCGATACGGGGTTGCATGGGTTGCGTGTGACGCTGGACGAAGCACCATGAACGTTACAGGCGCTCTGGCGTGCATCCAGATCCGAAGGCGTGAATCGCGGGAATCAATCCATCAGAGTCCGCCCCGCAGGAACGCAAAAAGGCGCGCTGACATCACTGCCAACGCGCCCTTGCATGCAACGATTCGACGATCAGCGCGGGCGAATACCAAAGCCCAGCAGGACCGCACCGGCGACGGTGAACGTTTGTCCCAGCGCAAGTGCATGCATGTTCGCTACGTTGCTATATCCGCTTGCACTTGGGTTGATCAGAAAGTACAAACCCGCACAAAGCGCGATCACGCCCAGCCCGATGCACGCACCAGCTGAGCCCTTACTTTCGCTGGGTGTCGCTTCTGCACGCAGCGTAGCGACGGCTTCTTCAGACAGTTTGGCGAAGCACTTAGGACAGTTCGGGTTCCGGTGACTTGATGGGATTGCCGCGCCGCAAGTGCCGCACTGATATGGATTTCCGCCACTGGTTGCATCTGACATTGCTAGTTCCCCGTGTTTTTAGGTGTTTGGTGAAGGTGGTTCCGCCGGTGCATACGTTTCGGCGGTGATTTCGATGCTGTTCGGTCGATCAGAATGCGGTTGGGCTGATTTGGATCAGACCTTCGCGGGCGATGGCCAGTCGCAACTTGGCGCGGCTCCCGGGTTCGGTGGTCACTGAAACTTCCCGGCGATGTGCGGCTTCGTTGACCATCGCGCACAGGCCCTTCCCGGCAGGGCTTGCACCGATCAAGTGATTGCCTGCGGGGACTTCCAGCGTTGCGACTTCCCCGGTTCTGAGGTGAGCAGCCAGTGTGCCGTCCACGTAGAGCGCCAACGGGCATTGCTTTGACTGCATGCCTTCGTCACGGGCAATCGCGATGGTGCTGCTGTTGGCGTCGCCTGTGGGCTGATAGGCAAAGATTCGATCTGCCGGAACGGGCTTGGCGTCAGCTGGAGCGACGGGATGGGTTGCGCACCCAGTGATCAGTGCTGCGGTAGCGAAAAGCAACATCAAGTGTTTCATGCATCCCCCCTGGATTGGTTGGGCTCAACTGGTAGGCGCGATCCTTGCGCTGGGTTATTTACCGTGCAAGGCTATATACCGATACGGTAATGTATTCTACTGCTGGGGTATATGGGTCATGCTCTTCGAGGTTCAGTCACCATTGCCTGCTTGTGTCCTTGCCCGAAGTCATAACCGCCACCTTTGCCAAGCGCTTGAAAGAGGCTCGCGATCTGCGGGGTCTGTCGCAGCGCGCGCTGGGAGGGCTCGTGGATAAGGGTGGCGACAAGAACCGTGGCGCGATTCGGGTCAATCGCTATGAGCGCGAAGTCAATCAAGCGGACATGACCAAGGCGGCAGAGCTGGCCCAAGCGCTCGATGTCCCGTTGGCGTTCTTGTTTGCGGAGGACGACGATCTGGCTGCTGCGATTCTTGCCTTTGCCAAACTGCCTGCTGAGCAACGTGCTCGTATGCGGGCGGAGTTGGAGCGCTTGGCGGGCCAGCAGGCTCCCTAAGCCAGCTGGCAACGTCATGCGGCCAATTTCGCAACGGCTGCTGCCAGCGTATCGGGTGCCAGGTGTGCATACCGCAGCGTCATCGTGATGTCGGCATGGCCAAGCAGTTCCCGTACAGTGTTCAAATCCACACTTGCCCGCACCAACCGCGACGCGAAGTGATGCCGCAGGTCGTGGAATCGGAATTGCTCGATGCGGGCGTCAGCCAACAGCTTCGTCCAGCCGGTTTTTACGTCGTTGACGTTGAATACCCGTCCGATTCGTTGTCCGCCAGTGCGGATAGACCAGCGTTGCAGTACGTCCAGTGCTTCGACGTTCAGCGGGATATGGCGTTGACGCCCTGATTTGGCGTTTTCGGCTCTGATTGTCAGCATCTTGGCTTCCAGATCGACATCAGCCCACGTCATCGACAGCAGTTCACCACGTCTTAGGCCGGTGTTCATGGCGAGCAAAACGATCGGTGTCAGGTGATCACCGTAGGTGTCTGCCGGGATATCCGGATACAGGTCTTCTTGTCGCAGCGCACGCCAACGGTTGCCTGACACGCGGGCAGCAATCATGTGGCGATCCCGTGCAGCCATGACCATACGCAAGCGGGACTCTTCTTCCAACGACAGATAGCGAACGACCTTGCGGGACTGACCGCCCTTGATGCGCATGCCCAACAGTGGATTGGTGGGTATCAGCCCCCAGCTGACGGCTTTGGACAATGCTGCCCGCAGGCAGGCCAGATCGCGGGCCGCAGTCGAGCGTGTGGGCGGGGACTTGGTCTTGCCCGTGGGCGTAGACAAGCGCAGCTGTAGCCATTGATCCGCCCATGCGGTGTTGAAGCCGGTCAATGGATCGTCCAGATGATCGACGAAGACTTGCTCCAGCCGATTGGCGTACATGTGGCCTCGTTTGAGTTCCAATGTGGCCCAAGCCCGATATCGCTGATCGATGAAGTCTTGCAGGGTAGGGGCGTGGGACTTGCTGTGTCCGATCCGAGGTAAACCCGATTGCAGATACTCAGCGATAGCATGCGTGGCTTGAGCTCGGGCAATATCCAACGGGATCGCAGTCGTTGGCCCGATAGTGCGCCGCTTCCCATGCGCCCACGACACGACCCAGGCTTTGTGCCCGGATGGCTGCACCCGCAAGATCAGTCCCCGCACTTGGGCATCGCGGACTTCGTAGGGGCGCTCTTGTGGTTGATAGGTCTCGACTTGGCGTTTGGTCAGCTGGACACGCATTGAACCGGCTTCCGTAAGTTGGCTTACCGCCAAGATAGGACGCCGGTGTAGGTGGTGATTGGATGCGGATCGTCCGCAATAGGCGATTGAGGTGTGCAGCCATCGATCGCCGGGCGCAAAGGGCCTGTGCTGACCCATGGCGGCTCGGACGGCAACTGGCTCGCCTGGGTCGCACTGTTCCCGGAAAGCGGCAATGGCTTGATCGCGATTGCCAATGCGGCCGAGGACATGGGGGCGGACAAGGCAACCATGGGCGCGATGGGTGCGGTGTTCCCGGAATTGGCGCCAGCCGCTGCGGTCGCTACACCCGCGAAGTAGGTGGCGCGTGGTCTAGGTAGGTCGCGTGCAGCCCGGTGACATAGGGGTCACTGTTGATGAAGGTGCGACGGTGCGTGGCAATTCGCCACCGGCGCGGTCTCTGCTGGGTAATGGAGGGCGGCCGGGAAGGGTGCTGGCGATCCAGTGGCGAAGGTGCCGATGTCGCGCTATGCTCGGTTCACCGTGGGGCGGTAGCTCAGCTGGGAGAGCGTCGCGTTCGCAATGCGAAGGTCGGGAGTTCGATCCTCCTCCGCTCCACCAAGTCTTCAAACAAAGAGCCGCGTCGGATGATGCGGCTCTTTGCGTTTGTGCGCTGGTTGTGGGTGGTTTGATCAAATTTTCGCCAGGCCTTGCTGCTGCTCTGTGGCGCGCAAGCTCGGCCGCACAAGGCATTTCAAGGAATTTTCAGCGGATGTGAAAATTTTTGTGAAATTGTCTTGCCGAAATCGAAATAGCTCCGTAATATACGCCTCCTCGACGGCAGCAACGCCGACGAAAACAAAACAAAGTGGCCGAGTAGCTCAGTTGGTAGAGCAGGGGATTGAAAATCCCCGTGTCGGCGGTTCGATTCCGTCCTCGGCCACCATAAATTCAAGGGTCTGCAGAAATGCAGGCCCTTTTTATTTCAGGACTTGCACCGTTTTTGCACCACTTCCCAAAGTCGGAAGTCTGGCTGCATCAAGAGCCAGATGCTCTGGTGACAAGTGCGAATACCGCAGCACCGATTGGTACGAGCGCCAGCCGCCGAGTTCCATCAGCGCCCGTAGGCTGGTTCCTGCCATCACGTGCCAGCTGGCCCAGCTGTGCCGGAGGTCGTGCCAGCGCAGCGGCTGGATCTTCGCCCGGCGTTGCGCAGCCTTGAACCCGTGGTTGTTGCCCCGGATGTAGGGGAGGCCTTCTTCGTTCGGGAACACCCAGTCCTTGTTCTTGCCTTTCTGCATCTCCAGAACCTTCATGGCCTGGTCGTTCAGAGGTGCGCCGATGGCGCGCTTGCCCTTGGCGTGCGGAGCCGGAATCCAAGCGACTCGCCGGGGTAGGTCAACCCGCGACCATTCCAGCCGCAGCACGTTCTGCTCGCGCCATCCGGTAGCTAGTGAGAACAGGTAGGGCGCGCGCAGGTGGTCCGCGAGCTCATCAAACAGGCGCTCGGCCTCGGTCCGGGTGAGCCACCGATAGTCTTCCTTCGGCTTGCCGTTCTCTTGCAGCTTGATCGACGGGACGCGGTCGATCCATTCCCAAGAATGAGCAGCGCGCAGGATGGTGCGGACCAGGGCCAGCATCTTCTCTGCAGTCGATCGCGACGTAGTCCGGGCATCGTCCTGGCGCTTGTTCTTCTTGACCTTCGGCTCGGCCATGCGTGCCGACAGCAACCCAGCGATTACGTCCGAGGTGATTTCATCGAGCATCAGGTGGCGCAGATGCGGGTCCAGCCAGCGAAGGTTATGCAGGTCCTTGCTCAGGCTGCGCTTATCCTGCTTGTCCGACAGCCAGCGGGTGACCGCCTCGGGCCATGAGCGCCGAGGCTTCTCACCCAGGCGATTTACACGGTACGTTTCCGCGTGGAGCTTCGACGCCCACTCGACGGCAAGGTTGCGGTCGGAAGTCCCAGTGCTTCTAAATACGCGCTCACCGCTGGGGTCGGTGTAACGGATGTAGATGGTGCCTTTTTTACCTCGGGCAACGAGGGTGTAGGGGCTTCTTGCCATTTCTCACCAGCCAGATACGAGTCGAGTGCTTGTTTGTTGAACTTCCAGCGACCACCCACTTTGCGGCCCGGCGGGTGGTTCTTTGTACCCATGAGCCGAGTCAGGGTGACAGGGTGCATGCGCAGATGAGCTGCGGCCTCTTTCAGCAGCAAGTTCTCGCTCATTCAGTACCTCCTTCCAGCGCGGCCCTGGCGCTCTTGATTCGGTCTTCGTTGGCCAGCTCCTGGGCGCGGAGCCGGATGATTTCGTCTGCGGCCGAGGCCAGCTGCTCGCGCAGGAAGTCCTTGGGCGGCTGCTTCATACGCTTGGCCGGCTTGGGGAAGAGCTGCGGGGCGGTCATGCGAAAAGATCCAGTTGGGCCGGCGCATCAGGTAGCAACGATGACGGAGCCGGAACGGGTTGCTTTGTGGCGGAGCGCTTCGGTACCGGCTTGGCTGCGCGTGATACCAGTTGCAGGTAGTCGCCATCTCCGCGCATCTGCCATGGGCGGCCCTTGATAGGGCAGACGTCGTGAGACCCAGCGTCGTAGTGGTTAGCGGTCGGACCTTCTCGGAACCGCAGATGCACTTGGTAGTGCGTTCGGCCAGCGTAGTGCCAGGAGCCGTGGTGAGGCCCGGTAACTTTCTTCACCGTGAACAGTGGCGCGCACCGGTGCCAATCGGCATCGGCCCCCGGCCGGTCGGGTTGGCCGCAGTCGGCATTCGGCTCGTCTTTGTACCAAGCCCACACTTTGTCGCCAACCTGAAATGGCTGCAGCTCTTCGGCGCTTGCATGCGTATGGACCGGCAGCGGAGGGAACAAGTCGCGGATCGAGAACCAGCACCCGCGGCCATTCATATCGCTGATCTGGGTCATGGCGAAGCGCGCGACCGCAATCACGCCTGACCGCATGAGGTAGAAGGCACCGCAGGGTGTGGGCCCACCTTCGATGCTTGCGAGGATCGCCTGGCGAGACCATCCCCGCGTCAGGCGACGAGAGACGATGCCTTCCGCGATGGCCCAAGCATCGCCGGTATCAATGGTGTCGTCGTCATTCATACCGCATACCTCGGCTGCGGCCGCACAGGCCCGAACCACAGGCACACGCGGTTGTTGAGGGCGACTTGCTCGGGATCACGTACCTGCTCGGGCAGCGGCGCACGCAGCCTGCGCATGTCGTTGGTGCACGGCACGCACACGCCTGATCGGCCTTGCTTCCCCGCGCGGTTGAACTGCTGCAGCGGCAGAGAGCGGACGCAGTGGATGCAGGTCTTATGCATCGCTCGCCTCCTGGACGCGAAGGCCGAGCGCTAATCTGGCCGCGTTGACACCAAACGATGAATGCGGGACGCTCCGTAGTGAATTCGAGACGACGGAGTCGGGATGATCAGGTACGTCGATGGCTGGCAATTGCACGCCTATGTTGAGCGCGGGGTCGAAGGTCCTGGTGAGGCGGCAATTTCCGCTAGGCATCTGGCGCTCGATGTCTTTGTGGTACATCGTTTCGACTCGACCCATTTCAGTTCCTCGCTCGAGGCGACGAGCTACATTGAAGATCAGCTCTTTGCTGTGACTGGGGTTCACGCCGACGGCACGCTGCGGTTTTAGTTCAAGCATCCGACACCCCCGCGCCGTGGCTGGTGGGCTGCTGGACAGCACGCCGGAACTCGGCCTCAACGCAAATGCGGATCGAGGCGTATTTTTCGTCCGAAATTTCTGCGATGAACTCCTCAAATAGGGCCATGACTGCGGTGGCGTGCCGGTCTACGCTGGCTGGCACGCCCTTGATGGGGATCGGGTGCATGGATGCGCTCACGGCTTCACATCGGCGCTGGTGGGCTGCATTGCGGCCGTTGCACACGCCCGCCCATAGTCGGCAACACGGTCATCGGCCCCGACACCGAATTCATCAAACACAGCGAACGACAGGCAGGGAAGTTTGCGCGGATCAGTGCTGCCGCCCTTGGGGCTGGCGTCGATCAGGGCGAGCAGCTCACTCGCTTGCCGGATGAAGTCGCGCCGCGGGTCAGTCTCGGGGAGATTGATGGCGCTCCACGCTGCGAAGCCGATCAAGTCTTTGAACTGCGCAAGATCGATCCCCGGCGCTGCGGGGGTGCTCATCGTAGGTTTCTCGATCAGCGCACGAATGTCATCGACGGGGCTACCGGTGTAGCTGCGGTCAGTCGCCCAGCGATCAGCCAGTGCGCGCAGGATTGCCACGTCCACAGCCGGCGCTGCGGCGACGGGGGCGGCGTAGAGCGGGATGGCAATAGAGCCTGACGGTCCCCACTGCTGAATCCCTTCGATTGCCAGCGACTCCGAAGTGTAAAAATCGTCACCAACTTGCCACGCCACCGCCTCCTGCGCTGCGGCGGGCTGTGCAGCCTCAATCGCCTTCACCGCATCCGCGTACCCAGCCTGATAGCCGTCGCGATGTCTGTTTGCTGCTGCGGTGCTCATGTCTGCTGCTGAAAATACGTTGCTGTTCACTGCATGTTCCTCCCATGGATTGCGAGCCCTTCCCAGGTCAGAGGGAACGGGCCTCGCTTTGCGCGCCTGAGTGCGGTTTCTTCGTGGATGCCGATGCGCTTTGCGATCTGGCCGGTGGTGACCAGCTTTCCCTCGACAACGTGGGCGTAGCGAGCGGCGGCAGCGGCCGTGCAGTTCCTGCGGTGATGCGGCATGACGTAGCGGGTGGTCGGGATGCCGCGCATGTCAGGCGGCCTCCGGTAGCGGCCTCTTCAGGCGCTCTTGGAACTCATTGACCAGCTCGGCAAAGTCGAGCAGATCCCGCGCCATGGCTTCGATGTACGCCTCGTCCCGCTTGACCACGCGCAGGAACAGATGCTTCTCGATGCCTGCCAGGGCAGGGCTATACATGACGAAGTGCCAATCACTGCGGCCGGTGATCCACATGCCCCCCTGCACCTGATCCATAAAGTCGGACAGGTCGTCCGCGAACCACAGCTTGCGGATGCCCTTGGCGGAGACGAGGCACTTAATCTCAAGGCCAGTGCTGTCGCCAATGAAGCCGTCCGCCGAGGCGCCGAACACGCCATCGTCGGTGGTCACAAAGCCGACCTGCTCAACCACGCAGCCGGTTTCGATCTCATGGGCAGCGCGCGCCTGGGGCTCCAGTTCGTGGCCGCGATCCATCTGCCAAGTCGTGAAACCCTCATCCATCAACTGTCCGCTGATGCGCTCGAACGCCAGGCGGAAGGCGTAATCCTTCGCGGCTTCCGTGAAGTCGCCTTTGTTCGGCCCGGACTTCAGGCGCTCGCGCGCGACCTTGAACATGCTGGCGGTGATTACGCCGCAGCGGCTCTGCAGCCATTCGGGACTGCCCTGGGGGTGGTTGTAGGTGATCACAGCGGCACCTCTTCGGCGGCGACTGCGCTATCAGCGACATCCTCGGCGCCGGCATTCAGTGCGATGGCTTTCAGCGACTCATGGCCGCTGGTGCCGATCATGGCGCGCTGTTCCCTGGACAGCCGGCGCCACGCGCCCTGATATTCGTCCAGCCCAGCCTCTGCGAAGGCCTGCAGGCTGGCGTACAGCTTGCGGCGCTCTTCAGTGTCTTCTGGCTCGGCTGGGGCCTGGCGAGTGATGGCGCCAGCAGCGGGGCGGCGCTCTGCACGGATCGTTTCGCCCTCGATGATGTCCTTGCCTTCCATCTCCTCGGCGGTGGGCTGGGAGCCAACGGCTTCGGGGAACGCCTTGCGCAGCGCCTGCGCCTCTGCGCACTTGGCCAGCTGCCCGAACGCACGCTTCTCCCACATCGCGTTGGGGGTGCCATCGCTCTTGGAGGCGTAGTTCTCCAGCCAGTACTCCTTGGCGGAGAATTCCACCAGCTGATTGCCGAGCAGCTTGCGCACGGTCACCCGGCACCACTCCGGGTACTCGAACGAGAACGGCTGGGTGGTCTTCTGGCGCCGATTGTTCGGACCGTCGGTCCACACCTCACGCACGCTTTCCATCGTGCGCAGCGGCCCAAATTCAGGCTCACTGCAGCCGGCGTATTGCCCGGTGCGCGCGGCGTCGATGCGGTACTTACCGATGCCCGGCATGATCACGTCGCGCATGCCCATCTTCGAGCTGCCGTCCGGGTTCTCGCCGATCTTCACGCGCATGGGCACGATGTGGACCGGCTTCGTCATCGGGTCCAGTCCAGTGGCCTGGCAGTAGCTCAGCACCATTTCGATGGAATCATCGCTGGCACCAGGGTACAGGCTGGACTTCATTGCCCGGCGGATGGCCTCTGCCTGCTCGCCGGTGATTAGTGCGCCGCCATTGGCGCGAGTGGTCATCTGGTTCATGGGGACCTCAGTAGCGGATGGCCACGGCCGGGACCTTGCCCTGCACGATGGCGGTGATGGCGGTGGCGGCTGCCTCTTCGGACAGGCCTGCGGCAACAAAGGCGGCGACGGCTGCGCGGTTGATGCTCCGGCGGTGCTCCACGTCAGCGGCGCGGGCTTCGTCAGCCTTGCGCTGCGCGTCGGCTGCGGCCTGGCGCTCGCGCTCGATGCGGTCGGCTTCCTCCTGGGCGCGGCGTTCGGCGGCGGCAACGGCTTCGGCCTTCTCACGTTCTGCGCGCTCAGCCGCGTCCTTCGCACGCTGCTCGGCTTCGGCAGCCTCACGGGTTGCGCGCTCCTTCGCTTCGCGGGCCTCGCGTTCGGCACGCTCCACAGCCTCTGCGGCTTCGCGCTTTGCATTCGCGGCAGCCTCGGCCTGCAGGCGGGTTTCGCGCTCCACGCGGTCACGCTCGGCCTGTTCGGCTGCGATGCGTTGGCGCTCAGCTTCCTCGGCTGCGCGCACAGCTTCCTCGCGGGCGCGGATCTCTTCTTCCTTGCGGGCGATCTCGGCCAGGCGCGCAGCTTCGGCTTCGGCACGGGCGCGCTCTTCAGCGTCCTTGCGCTCCTGCTCGATGCGCTCCTGCTCAGCCTCCCAATCGGTCAGCGGCTTGCGGACTTCGTCGCGCAGCGCGTCGAGCGTGTCGCGGGCCTTCTTGCGGGCCGCATCGATGTCACCGGTCTGCTTCTTCAGGTCGGCCACCAGCGCCTTGCCGGCGTCATCAATGGCGGTCTTCGAGCGCGCGACCTTGTACGCAACAGAAGCGATTTCCTTGCGGCTGGCTACGCTGCTGAGATCGGGAACCAGCGTTACGGCCTCGGCGCGGATGCGCGCCAGCAGGTCATCCAGCTTGCCGCCGGTGAAGACCTCGACGGCGTTGACGGATTCCAGGGGAATAAGGGATTCGGACATGGCAGTTCCTTCGCAGGCGGTCACCGGCGCTGCCGGCGTTATGGGAATAGGTGCCGGCATTGCCCGGCCGGCGCGGGTGCGGCTTCTGGTGGGGAGGCCAGTTGCCGCGGTACCGCCCGATTGCAACGGGCGGATTCGGGGGTCAGGCGGCGTCGGCCAGGTCTTCCTGCTGCTGGGCCTGAGCCTTGGGTGGCGTCAGGGTCAGCTCGACTTCTTCCTGGATCAGCGCGCACAGGGCGCCGGCTTCGGACTTGTCGGGGTGGAACACGATGCTGAAGGTCAGCGCCACGCTGCCGCCCTCGATGGGCTCAAACGCGAACTTCTTCAGGGTCACGTCGACCAGCTCCTGCGGCTCGACCAACCCCATCAGGCTATGGATGGCCACTTCGTAGCCGGGAAATTCCTCATCCCAGCGAAGGGCGCCGATGCGCGGGAACTTCACCGCCACCAGGCTGTTCTCGCCATCGATCAGGTCCTGCTGCTCGCCCGGCCCAGCCTTGCGGTACAGCGCGGCGCGCAGGTCCGGGTGGAACTGGTCCAGCACGCTGTTGCCGATGCTCATCTGCACCTTGATATCGGCGGCCAGCTTGTTGTCCTCGCCATGCTTCTCAGCGCGAGGGTTGAAGGAGGCAATCTTTGCGATGGCCTTGTCGGTCTGGAGCATGGGTATTGCCTCGGTTGGGCCGGCAGCGCCGGCGGGGAATCAGCGGGTGTCGCGCTTGCGTTGAACAGGGAAGCTGCGCGGACGGATGAAGCCGGTGCGCCTGCGGGTCAGCCGCCGATGCAGATGCCGCCAGCGGCGGACGATCAGCACCACAAGCAAGATGCAAATGGCCAGCAGCGGCAGCACGAAGGAGTCGGCGCGCACCATCAAGGCCTTGCGGAACATGTCGGCGAACACCACCAGCAGGAGGCCGTAGACGGCGAGGCGGATCACGACAGCGCCTCTGCGATCAGCAGCAGGCGCAGCGGCAGGAACAGCAGTGCAGCTGCAGCGACGATCAGCCAGCCCATGTAGAGCACGGCGCTGTATTCGCGGGACTTGGCGAAGCAGTGCAGCCAGGCATTGAAGCGGCGCATGGTCATTCGGCACCTCGCACGCGGGAGAGGGTGGCTGTTAGCTCCGAATGCATCCCTTTCTCGATGCTTTCGCCGGAGCCGCCATAGGTGCTGTAGACGCCATGAGACGAGAGCAACTCGTCCACCTTCTCAATCAGCTCGGCGACGGCTGCTCGCGGTACGAAGCAGGTTGCGCAGGTAGTGATGGAAACGCGGCGATCCGTTCGCTCCCATGGGTTGTCGCGGTCAAATACGCCTTCCGACGGGCGGGCTATGGTGGTGTAGGCGCTCGACGGCAACTCTTCGCCACAGCACGGGCACACCGCAGTGACCGAAACTTTGATCTCGTATCCGCTCATGCCGCAGCCCCGGTTGCCTTGGCGATGGCGCTGCTCACGTCGAAGTCGGCGCAGGTATTGCCGAGAAGGCGCATGTCCTCGCTCATCTGTTCGGCGGCGTTGTGCGCACCTTCCGGATACCAATCAGCGACTCGGCGCTGGTGAAGCTCCTGCCGTATCGTGTCGATGAAGTCTTGGGCGCGGATCAGCGCTTCCAGCAGCTCCGGCGCGGCGGCGATCAGGCGGGCGTTGGCTTCTGCTGTTGCCCGGTCAATGCCAGAACCCGGAATGGCCGGGGCAGCGTCACGCTGGATGGCGACTGCGAGGCCGCGATCACCGATCTTCGGGACGATACGAAAACCGCCAGTGACCTCTTCGGGGTCCATGTGCCACGGCCCCGGCGTGTGCTTGTTGGCGGTCATGCGTAGATCCTCGCCAGCTGCTCGGCAGCAGCACCGCGCGACAGCCACGGCCGGTCATCCATGCGCTCGTCGATCAGCGCATCGGCGAAGTTCTCGCGGGCCTCAGTGAACAGCCGCGCGAACTCGATGGCGTCGCCGGAATCCAGCGCGGCAGCCATAGCGGAGTGATCAGAGGTGGTCAGGTCGCCCAGCAGCTCCGAGAACAGGGCAGGGCTGGCGAGCAGCGGAGCCTTGGCGGTCTGGACGGCTTCTGCAGCCTCGCGGCGGGTGATCGCCGGGTCTTCCTGGTGTTCGTACTGGCGAGCCGCTGAGTGCTGGCGGTCGCTGGAGAGCTGGAGAGCCATGTTCAGCCCTCCACCGAGATTTCGTAGCGGTGGATCGCCGCCTCGTGGGCCTGACGCTCCGGCAGATGGCCCCAGCGAGCCTCAAGGACTCGTTGGGCGGCTTGCTCGCGGGTCAGGTGCAGCCCGAACACATCGCGGCCTTCGGCGACGATCCCTTCGTTGCGTGCGATTGCCTGGAGGCGGATTGCAGCCAGATCGCGCTGCTGGTGCTGGGTTGCCATGTCTGTTGCCCCGTGGATGGCCCGGGTGGGCCGACGGGGTTAGAGTATGCACAACGGGATAATTATGCAATCCCGAAATGGATATTTTTATGCATAAGCCGACGAACGGTAGGCCGCCAGCAGCCCTTAGCGGGTCAGTCGCACGCCGGGGCCGTGAGCGACATAAAGGAAAATGCGCCAAGCCGCCCATGCAAGAGCGGTGAGGATGAGCAGCGTGATCAGGGTTACCCCAACTGAAATCCACGCGTTCTTGGATGAGAACTGAGTGCCGGACCGGTACCGCTGAGGCAGCTTTTGGAGCGCATCAGCTACTGAACGACCCTGCTCAAACTCTGAGAGATTCTGAAATTTTGAAGTAGGCAAGAACAGCCTCGCCTCCACAAGCGCATCAAACAGCTTTGCCGGTGTGAAGTATCCACCGCAATCCACGCTCGCTCCACTATTGTCGGAATAGAGGGAAACACTGCAGGGCGTTGATGGTCTAGCGTCGTCCCAGCCCGGCTCCCAGCTGTATTGGTGGCCGTATGGCGTCCAGGTTGTTGTGGACACAGCCAGCACAGTCAGGGCCGCTAGCAGGACTGCTCCTGCTAGGCAGATCTTGGTAAATCGGTGCCACAATTTTTCCTGAATATCCATATCAGTACCGAATCTGCTGTTCGCGGATCAGGCCGGCATCATCGAAGCTGATGCCCTCGACGCAGCACTCCCTTGCTCTCTCCATGCAGTCCTTCAAGCCGAGCAAATCCCTATCGGCAAGGCATTCCAGAACCCCTTGAACATGCCCGGTTTCCTGTCGCACCAGCCATCCGAGGCTGTACATGCGCGCTAGATCGCGAATTCGGGAGTAGACGATGTCGCGTGTGGCGGCATCCATGCCGGGGCGCTGGAATGGGACCACCTTCCCGTTGCGAACCAGGGTTGGAGTGACTGGCCTCCTGGGTGTCATCCCCAGTGCGTGAGCCATCTCGTTAGCAAGTTCCTTTAGCCGCGCATCACTGATCGTCATCGCTTCACCCTGTTTTTCGGAGTTCCGCAGCAAAACGACGCAATGCAACAATTACATTGCTGTCGTCCAAGACACCGCTAGCGCCTTCATCGCGCACGATCTTCATGGCGACGTACAGACGTTCGGCGTAGCTTTCTTGGGGGGTGGGGTCAGGAGAGATAGCCTCCAGTTCCCGAACCAGCTTCACTGCGGCTGCGACTATCTCGCGCTCGGATCCCACAGGCTGCGACTCAACTGACGGCCCGTCACCCGATAAATCCTTCCACATGATGTCGCTGGCGGATACGCCCAAATAACTAGCCAAGAGGCCAAGCTTCTCCGGGTTCGGCTTGCTGATCTTCCCCGATAAGTAGCGACTGACCCAGGACTGGCCGGCGCCAGAGGCGTTGGCAGCATCGGCAGCCGTGGTCTGCCGGACGTGGAACAGGTGCCGGAGGTTGCGGCGAGGGAGGTCATCTTCATGCATATGCGAATGATCCCGCATACCGCTCGTCGGGCAAAATGCATTTGGGGATTCCATTGCTATCCCGAACGGGATATTGTCCTGTCCCATGAACCCATCAACCGCCATCGATGTTCTCCGCGCTGCGGGGCTCACGGAGCAGGCCATTGGAGCCGCCGTGGGCGCACGTCAGTCCACCATCAACCGGATTCGCCGTAACCAGATGCAGCCCACCTATGAGGTTGGGAAAGCATTGGTTGATATGGCACAGGCTGCGGAGTTGATGGCGCGTCGCGCTGCGCGCCGAAAAGCCGCCAAACCAACCCCAGCCCCCGAAGGGGAGGCGGCCTGAGATGGCCGGCAAGCATGCTCGCCTTGTCGGGAAGATCGTTTTGGCTGAGTGGGAAGACTCCACGATGCCGCACGGCTGGATTCGTGGCGAGCCGGAGACGGACGTGCTGCGCTGCAAATCGGCAGGGCTGCTCATGGCCGTGTCCACGGATGTGGTGACGATTGCAGGGAGCTGGGGGCCGGAAGCCGACCCCCAGCGGGCCGGGGAGATAACCATTCCTCGGCGTGCCCTCTTGTCGCTGAGGGAATTGCTGTGAGGCGGCTTACTTCTTCTTCGGCTTGTTCGGCGCTTGCGTCAGGGCTGAGCCTGCCACCGATTTCTGTGCCGGCGTGCTTTTCGGGTTGCTCAGGATCGCCGACGCCTTCGATGCGACGGTGGAACTGGTCTTTTCGTTCTTTGCCATTACGACATTCCTTGAACTTCGCGGTGGATCCCGCGCTGCCGATCATATCCATTTCAGCGCCCCGGGAACGGCACAACGACGCCGGGCAGGGTGGGGCGCTCGCGTTTGCGCGGCTCGACCAGTCGCGCTTTCACCCGATCACCGACGCGGCTGATCACGTAGATCCGGCCGCACATCCGCTGAAGCGTTACGACGTTCGGCGCGTTCGTTCTTCCTGAATCCACTGGTTCGGTCCTTCGGGGCTGAGCCTTTATTTCGCCCTCCGGGCGTTGATCAAAGCGAATCAATCATGACAACCCAGCTTGATCTACCCATGCGTGGACACCCGACCAGCGTTGACCTGGCCGACGTCGCACGCCAGCAAAACTGGGGCGCGGTACTGACGTACTGCGCCAGCAAGAGCGGCCTGCAGGACAAGGCCATTGCGGCCGAGATCGGCATGCAGGACGCCGTGTGGTCCCGTTGCAAGACCGGCACCAACTCGCCCAGCGGCGAGCAGCTGGTACGCCTGATGCTCCGTTGCGGCAATTCTGCACCGCTATCCTGGCTCCTGATTCAGATGGGCCTGGACCCGGCCAGCGTTCGCCCGCTGGAGTCGGAGACCGAGCGCAAGGTGCGGGAGCTGACCGAGCAACTGGAGGCTGAGCGCACCCGCAGCAAGATCCTGTCCGAAGCACTGACGGGGAGGGCTGCGGCATGAGTTCCCGGAGCGATGAACTGCGTGAAGAGCGGATAGCGGTGCTGGCGCAGCTTGTACGAGAGGCGCAGGCCGCTGGCGATAAGGCGGAAACGCGCCGGTTGTATGACGAATACAAGGCGGCCGCACTGGCCAGGTCGCCCGAGCAGGTCGCGCTCTTGGAGGCTGAACTTCACCAGCGAATTTTTGGGGGTGACCGATGAGCACGATGGTCATGTCCCTCTGCTGGCCGCTGCAGATGCCTCCAACGCCCAAGGCAGTACTGGTATCGCTGGCCGACAACGCCAACGATCAGGGCGTGGCCTGGCCGTCGCTGACGAAAATCTGTGAGCGCACCTGTTTTGGCAGGACGGCAGTGATCGCCGCCATCCGCTGGCTGGAGGATGAGGGCCTGGTTGTTGCGGACCGGAGCAATGGTCGGCACACGTCCTACACGGTCGATCTGAATGCGGTAAACCAGTTCGCCTCCCGAACCAGTCCACCTGCCGAACCAGTCCGCCTCCCGGACTCAAACCAGTCCGCCTCGCGAACCAACCAGTCCGCCTCGCGAACCATACCAGTCCGCCAGGCGGACACTAACCGTCATAAACCATCAAGAACCGTCAGAAGCAACCGTCATAGCGCGGCAGTGGAGGAGGCCATCAAATTGCTTCCGGGTCTGCCTGCTGACCTGGTTTCCGACTTCGTGGCAGTCCGGAAGGAAAAGAAACTCCCGCTGACGGGAACAGCGGTTGCAGGCCTGGAACGCGAGGCGGGCAAAGCTGGGTTGTCGCTGGAATCCGCGATCCGCCTGTGCTGCGAACGTGGCTGGGCAGCGATTCGCGCTGACTGGCTTGCACGCGAGGGCGGGCAACGTAGCTCCCAGCAGTCGCTGTCCGACTCAGCTCACGATGGCCGGGAGATGCTCTGATGGCCGTGCCACGCGAACATTTCCAGCGCGGCCGCTCCCTGCCGACAGCCATCGAGTCTGAGCAGTACGTGCTCGGCGGCTGCATGAACTATCCCGAAGCCATTGGCCGCGCCAACCTGGAACCGAGCGACTTTTTCCGCAACGACCACGCGGTCCTGTGGAGCGAGATGCTGAAGCTCGAAGCCAGCGGCAAGCCGTGCGATTCCATTTACCTCGGCGAGTGGTTAGTGGCGCAAGGGCTTGGCAACCGCATGGACGGCGCTTACCTGATCGAGCTGCAGTCCAACGGCTACACCGTTGTCAGCGTTTCCGAGCACGCCGCGCTGATCCGCGAACGAGCGGCCATGCGGCGCGCAATCGACATCAGCGACACCCTTATCGGCAAGTGCATGAATCCGGAAGGCGAGGAATCCGTGACGATTCTGGACGACGCCATCCGCGAGCTGATGCAGCTGACCAAAACCCGCATGGGCTACGAGCACACGCTGGAGCAGGCGCTTGGTGAGGCTTGGCGCGACGCCGAGGATGCCTATGCGCACAAGGGGGAGGTGCGTGGTGTGCCATATGGCTTCACCCGGTTGGACAAGCGGCTGGGCGGCTCCCACGGGGGTGATCTGATCTTCGTTGGCGCTCGCCCATCGATGGGAAAGACGGCGCTACTGGTGAACTGCGCGTTTCACCAAGGCGGACTTGGAATCCCGGTTGGCATCATTTCCGGCGAGCAGTCGGCAAGGCAGTTGGCGTCGCGCGGTATCTCAGGCGAGTCGGGCGTGGCAGCCGAGAAGCTGCGCAGTGGCGACTTCACTGCGGAGGAATGGCCGCAGCTCAGCGCCGGCATGCGCAAGCTCATCGGCCGCAGCATTTTCATCTACGACCGTAGTGCACCGACGCTGGATGAGGTTGTCCGCACTATCCGCCGCTGGAAGCAGGAGCACGGCATCCGCATTGCGTGGGTGGACTACCTGCAGCGCATTCGCGTGCCGCGTTCGAACAGTCGAGCTGAGGAAGTGGGGGAGGTGGCTCGCACCCTGAAGACGCTGGCGCGGGATCTGGATATTCCTGTCGTGGTACTGGCACAGGTCAAGGCCGACGTAGACACCCGCAACGGCAGTAAGCGGCCGAACTTGGGCGACATCGCAAACAGCGACGAGGCCACGCGAGAGGCGGACATCATCGCGTTCCTGTACCGCCATTGCGTCTACGACCGCGAAAACGGCGATCCAACCAAGGCGGAGCTCAACGTCGAGAAGAACAGGCATGGGCCATGCGGAGGCTTCAGCCTCGGTTTCGACGGCAAGACCATGCGCTTCCTCGATCCGGAGCTGTAGCCCGACTACCTGGACCAGCCGCCGGCGCCGCGCCGCGCGCGCAGTGTTCCCGTCCACACGACCGCAGCAGCGGCAAGGGCAGGTGACCAATGACCCTCACCCCAGCAGCAAAGAAGATTCGCGCCAAGCGCGCCCGCCGGCCGGTGTACCTGATGGTGCGCAAGCTCATGGACCCGGCAACCGGTGAGCTTATCGGGTGCCTGGTGCCGGCGCACGAGGTCGATGCACGCCTGTTGCGGGAGCGCAAGTTTCACACCGGCCGTGAGGTGCGTGCCGAGCTGAAGCAACCGCGCGAGGAATGGCAGCACCGGCTCATCCACAAGATCGGGCAGTTGATGGTCGACAACGTCGAAGGCTGGGAACAGCTGGGCAGCCACGACGCGGTCAAGCGCCTGCAGCGCGAGTCCGGCACCTGCTGCGAGGAAATGGAAATGGATATTCCCGGGCTGGGCCGGTTGATGGTCATGCAGGCCGAGAGCCTGTCATTCGACGAGATGGAACAGGACCGCTTTCAGGTCCTGTTCGATGGCATCACCGAGCACATCGGCAAGCGCTACAGCCACGTGATGCTCGACGCGGTGCGCGCCAAGTTTTGGGAGATGGCTGGGACGAATCGGAGGGCTGCGTGATGGCTGGCTTTGTGACTCAATCGCCCCTACTCAAGAATGAGTCGAATTCCTGCAAGAGCCTCGTCAGCATGCTTCTTCGCTGCCGTGAGGCGCGAAGAGAATTGCGCGGTATTCGTAGGGAACAGGAGCATGTCGCCGTCCAGAAGGTCCCTGAGTTCGAGGCTGTGGTTGATTGCCTTGATGAGATGTGCGCCGGGCGTGCCGAGTTCCGGAATGAAGGCTGCCTGATCCATGACGCTTTGGGGGATGGCGACGTGGGGCACCTGGATTGCACCGGCAACAGGTCGATTCGCATCAAAGTAGGCTCGGCTGCGCTCAATGCGAGCACAGAGCTCTTTGGTGCCCTTCAGCAAGACGGCTGCACGAGCGACAGCTTTGACACTGGCCTCACTTGCACGGATTTGCGATGCCTTCCGGTGCTGCAGCCAAGGCACGAGTACAGCGATGAAGATACCGATAACGGAGAAAACCGCCTGCACCCAAGCAGCCTGTACTTCAGGTTTAAGTGCGCACCATCCAATCAACTCGCAATCCATGCATTTCTCCCTATTCAGTGGAGGCAAGCATGAAGCGCGGGCACTCCACAGGCAACCCGACCATCGCTGAGCAGAAGCGCATGGACGCCATTACCGACATCGGCTGCATCGTGGCGCACAGCCTCGGGCTGGGCTACGTGCCGTGCGAGGTCCACCACCTCACTGTCGGCGGGAAACATGGCCAGAAGCGTCGCGGCCACGAATTCACCGTGGGCCTAAACCCCTGGTCGCATCGCGGCGAGCCATTCGGCAACTGGAACGCAGTCCAGTGCGAGGCCATGTTCGGCCCCTCTTACGCCCGCCAGCCCCGCCGTTTCCGGCAGGAGATTGGCAACGACGACTACCTGCTGGACCTGCAGAACACGCTGCTGGAGCAGCACATGGAGAAGACATCATGGCGAGCCGCCTGACTTTCGGTATCGACCCGGGCCTGACCGGTGCCATCGTGACCCTGCTGGACGGGGAGGCCGGCCCGATGATCGACATGCCGACCCGCCGCGTGGATGGCTGGGGCGAGATCGACGCCAGGGCCTTGGCCATCTTCATCCGCGAGCAGCGCGCCGCGCACCCTGGTGCCTACGTGTCCGCCTGCGTGGAAAAGGTTGGCGCCATGCCCGGAGACGGCGGCACCAGCGCGTTCCGGTTCGGCGAGACCAGTGGCGGCATACGCTTCACCCTGGACGTATTGGGCGTGCCGTACACCCGCGCCATCCCGGCAGTGTGGAAGCGGCAGTTCGCCCTGATCGGCAAGGACAAGGACGCCGCGCGGCAGCTGTGCCTGCAGCGGTTCCCCGAGGTGGCGCACATGCTGACCCGGAAGAAGGACAACGGCCGGGCCGATGCGCTGCTGATCGCGCTGTACGGCGACCAGCGCCTGGCCAGCGGGGTTGCCGCTTGAGCACTGACCGCATGTGGAAGCGATACAAGGCCCGGGTCCGCCGCCTGGGCCGGTGCTCGGTGTGCCAGTTCCGGGAGCTGACCGACGGGACGTTCCATTGCGCCCGCAACCAAGACCGGCAGGGCAGCTGCGACAGCGACGGTCGGCTGCCGGCGTTCCGCTTGGACGCCGAAGTGCTGGACGAGCTGCGAGACGGATAGGGCAGGACGAGCTATGGCCACGTCGAACCACGACAGCAACCGAGATCCGACGCCGCGCCGGCAAGTTGAGCGGCGCATCAAACCGGCGTTCGGCTTGGCCGAGTGCGCCACGCTGCAGGTGCTGGCTGGGAAGTTGCAAAAGCGCATCCGGCAGACACTGTATGCCCGGGGCGCTGGAACGATGGTGGCCATCAGTGGCGACGGCGAGGTCTACCTGCTGATGGCGGGCGAGGCCAGAACGGACAAGTTCTACGCCGAGAACTACGGCATCGTGATGGGCGTCTACGCCGAGCTGCCGATGGGTGGAGGCAATGCCACGGTCCCCGACCTCGATGCGCTGGCCGATGACATCCGGTTCCATCTGCCGGTCGGTGCGCTGGTTGATGCATCGCCTGCAGCTGGCGAGCCAAAACCCGTGCAGCTGGAGCTGGAGTTTCCTCCGCCCCAGGCTTGGGCGGCTGCTGCTTAATGGATGCCGTTGGCCTTGCCGCAGTTCCAGCACTTGTGGAAATCGGGAAGGTCGCGGCCGTAGTAGCGGCGCCCTTGCCACGTAATCCAGCCAAGCGGCCCCGAGCAGCGCTCGCAATATTCGCCGTTGCCGGTTTCCCAGCTACGCAGTCGAAGGATGACGACCACGGCAAGGATGACGGAGAGCACGGTGCCTGCGGCAAACGCATAGATCCCGAACTGCCCAGCGCCCAGTTTGGTGAGCACATTGTCAGCGACGACGCCTCCAGCCATAGCCAGGAGTGAAGGGCACACAGCGAAGAAGGTGATCCGGGTCCAGTTCATAGCGATTCCATGCGATTGAGGTGGCTGGAACATATCTGCAGCCAATCTCCCTGGCTGAGACTGCCAGTCGGCCCCCGTTGAACCTCTGGGCAGCTCCCGTGTAATGGCGGCATGAGCGACCGCCAGACGCCCACAACCATCGAACCACATCACGGAGCGCCGGCCGGGGCGCTATGGGTACCGGCACGACCAGCGGGCAGGTGTCGACAACAGCCCGCAGCCGACACGGAGGGGGCCGCGTGCGGCCGGTCGGGGGCCATGACCCTCGATGACGCCATGCCTTCCGGGAATCGGCGATTCACTGCTGTAGGGGGTTGATGATGCCGCCCAAGGCAAGCAAGTCCGCTGCAAAGAAGGTGGCGAAGAAGCCGCAGGCCAAGAAGGGCGCAGGCGGCAGGCCCAGCAAGTACAAGCCCGAGTTCGCTCGTCAGGCAGTGCTGCTCGGCAAGAAGGGGTGTACTGACCCGGAAGTGGCCGAGTTCTTCGGTGTCACGCGGTCAACAGTGTCCCTGTGGAAGCTCACGCACCCTGAGTTTTCGGACGCCTTACAAAGCAGCAAGGCTGAGGCTGACGCCAGGGTGGAGCGGGCGCTATTCGAGCGGGCCACTGGCTACGTTCACCGCGAAGTGCACATCAGCAACTATCAGGGCGAGGTGACGGTCACTCCGGTTGAGCGCCACTACCCGCCAGACCCTGCCTCGATGATCTTCTGGCTGAAGAACCGCAAGCCGGAGCACTGGCGCGACAAGCCAGAGGGATTCAACGACGACGCGCCGCCGCCGGCAGCCGTTGAGGTGCACGTGGTGAGCGGCCGCAAACGTGCCAACCCTTAACCAGCCCCAGGCAGACTTCCTCCAGCTGCCGCACAAGTTCCGGGCATTCGTCGGTGGCTTTGGCTCGGGTAAGACCTGGGTGGGCTGCGGCTCACTGTGCCGGCATGCTTGGGAGTTCCCGCGCATTCCGGCCGGCTACTTCGCCCCGAGTTACCCGCAGATCCGCGACATCTTCTATCCGACGATCGAGGAGGTGGCCTTTGACTGGGGGCTACGTGCTCAGATCGCCCAGTCCAACAAGGAAGTGCACCTGTACGCCGGCCGTCAGTACCGCGGCACGGTGATCTGCCGCTCGATGGACAAGCCCGCCAGCATCGTGGGCTTCAAGGTCGGTAAGGCCCTGGTCGATGAGATCGACACGCTGAAGA